TAATTTTTTAAGTTCAGGAATCTTATGATACACTTCAGTAGGAGTATTAAAGTTTTCTTCCTTCATTTCTACATCGTGATACTTTTGCATATGGCCAAAACTATTAAGATGATAGTTGTCCATAACATCGCCTGTATGACTTGTAATAGGTAATCCCCAACGATTGTTGTGTGTATCTTTCTTTGCATTGTAAGGACACCAGTTGTTGTTAAACTGCTCTAACTGTTTCTCAACAGCATAATGGTCTATACTCCATTTCAGTTTAACCTGGTTGCCTAAGTTTACTAGACTTTGCCAACGCAATGCTCTTTCTATTTCATTATTGTCCATCAATTGCTGCCGCTAACTCTGGAAATGTTTCTCTCCAGTTAGTTCCTCTTGTTTTATCACAACTGCCTAGATACTCAACTAGTGCAGGAAGTTTATCACTCCAATCTTCTGAATACATAAACTTAATAATTCCTTCCCAACGTTGTTTGCCCATTGGATGATCGTTGAAGTATTTGTCTTTACTGTTGCGTATAATAAAATCTTCAATCTTTCTTCGTACTTGATTTTTAATTTCCATAGGCAGCACTTTGATATTCATATAACTTGGGAAGTATACTAAATGCGTGTTTATGAAAGGCGCAGCCATATGTGTTCTTTTGTTATTGACATCATTTCTCTTTATACTCCAATCTACAAGATCTACAAGATCAAGTGCGTTAAGTGCTTGTACTGCACACGCAATATTAACCTGATGTTTTTTGTCTACTTGATTAACCATATATCGTAATGATGCTATTGTTTGAAGCCAATCACTAGGATATCTAATGTATGAGTTTACATATTGTGTACCATCAAGACTAAAATTAACAACTACTTCTTTAAAATGGTTCCAATAGTTTACAGCCTTCATAGCACTGTCTGGATGTCCATTAGTGTTGTATCTTAACTTAATATTTTTTGCGTGACCTTCTGCAATTAATTCTTGTAAAATTTTCCAATGCTCTGGAATCATTAATGGCTCTCCGCCTGCAAAGTATAACTGTTGAATGTTACCAGCCTGTTCCATCATACTTTCAAGGAAACTTCCTTTCTTGTACCAAGTGTAATCAAAGTTTTGATCCCAATCTTGATCGCTTGCAAGCAGTGGATCTTTATATTCAGGTTGTTGTAGTTTCCAGTCTTTGATCCAACTGGAACTATCGTGCGGTGAACACATAGTACACTTCAAGTTACATACATTTCCTAAACGTAAATCAAAGTACGGAATGTCAACTTCCAAACTACCATCTTCTTGTGTTTTATCAACAAGGTTTTCCATATTAATTTTTCCTTTCCATTCACGTGTTTCCCATTGTCTTTTACTTACTACTCCATTGCTTTCTTCTTCAAAGCATTTGGTACAACTTACAGGTACTTCACCGTTTAACATTTGCAATCTTGTATTACGCATATGTTCGCTATTCCATACTTCTTCAATACTATGATCTCGCAAGTTCATAGCGATACCATCTTTCTTTACAAGGCCTGCTGTTTTATTATCTTTTGTTCCTGCACCACTAGCATTGGCTGTACAACAGACTCTAACATCACCGTTAGGTCTCGTAGCCATATGTATCCACGGTAACGGGCAAAAAGTTTTACTAGTAGTCATTGTTGTTTCACCTCTACAAACTGTTTATTTAATTTATCAAAGTTGCCGCACTGCTTGGTGCATTCTTTCAAACCTGTTGTTGTCCAACAACTTGATATTTTACTAAAAAAGCCACTTGCAAATATCTCGCTTAGACTTTTATTATTTAGATTAGGATATTCTTTAACTTTGCTCATATAATCAATACGAGAAAAACTATGCTGCGGAACCCATTCTAAGTCTAACCAACAGCAAGCACTTACACCGCCATTAGCAGTAACATATATTTGATTGTTTGTTTGTGCTTTACAACTAATGTTTGGTAACACATCTTGTTTTGCTTGTTCAACACCTTCACTGTTTTTATCACTGTGAGTTGTTGGATACAATGTGTGCGTTACATTGTAATTATCATCTATAACATCTAGTTTACCATCTCTGAATCTACTAGTATGCTTTGTGTAGAAATGTGTAAATCCTAAGTTTTTACTCATAGTTTCACAATCGTGTACCTGGTGTTCATTATGTTTGAACACTAGCATATCCCAACGTGCATCACCTCCAGCAGAGATAAATGCTTTCGCATTTTGTATAATCTTGAGAAAGTCAGTATTCACTCTATATAGTGCGTGTGTATCCGCTAATCCATCTATACCAAATACTACCCGTACATTTAAACTTGCAAGTTCTTTCCACCAACTAAAAGATCTTGCACTTCCATTAGTGTGCATCTGTAAATGCATTGAAGGATTTGTTTCTCTTAAATATCTATATATTTCCAGTGTGTCTTTTGCAATAATAGGATCGCCTAAATTTCCACACATATTCAAATCATCTAACTGCCTTACGAAGTCCTTTGGAAACCAATTAACAAAGGTTTCTAAATCAATCTCTTCTAGGTAAAGCGTATCTAATAATGGACCACCTTGTATTCTACGTGGACACATCGGACACTTGGCCTGACACTTAGATGTAACTTCAAGATGTATTGATCTTATTTCATCTAATGCATACATTAATGTTTGTGTCCTATTAGCATAAATCTTTTATACTTCTGTAATTGTAATTCGCCTTCTTCCATAATAGAATCAAGACCACTTGTTTTTTTAAATTCACTAAGTGATGATACACAATTTATGTGTTCATCTAGTTCTTTGTAATCATTACTTTGTAGTACTATTTTACAGTCTTTCGGAACATTTCGCAACCACTTTTTATACTTTGCTTTTGTCATATGTTCACAACTAGTATTAATTACGATATCAGGTTTTGAATGGTAATAAAAGTTACACATATCTTCTGTGACTGCTACAAATTTACCTTCCATTTCTTGTCGCTTATTCATAGTTCGTGCAATTTCTTCACACGTAGGATCAATGTCTACACTAGTAATATTCTTAACACCTACGTCACTATTAAACAGCATACTTGCAAGTACACCATTCCATCCGCCAAATATTACAATCCTTGCATTGGCAATACGTGATTTCTTTTCTAAGGCTTGTATTAACCATTCTTTGGATTGTAGTTGGCCGCCCCAAAAACTATCAAGTGTACGGCTTCTATCATCGCTGTTGCGAATTGCATCCATCCAAAATTTTATATCTTGTATATCTATATTCATTTCGATTTTGGTATCTTACTGTCTGCAGAGCTAACACAGGTACTAGTTATACACTTAGATGGTGTCTTAAACAGCGTAAAACCGTCTTGTAGCGTACCTAAAGGTTCTTCCGCACAACTATATGCCCTTTTAACTTCACCACCCCTTATAACGCAACTTTGATACCCTGCTGCGCATTTCCATCCTTTGAACTTATTGAAGTTAAAAGCATTCATTCTTTCTGCTTGATCCAATCCGTAGTCATTACCTTTGTGGTCTTCAAAATACATCTGCATTACTTGTTCGCCTTTGATGTGTTGTGGAAATTGTTCTTGCATTTTCAAATGTTGGTTCATAGTGTATCCATCAACAATAAAACTTGCAGTTGGATCACTTTGTGGTTTGAGTGTTACGTTAATACCCCTATCTGAAAACCGTTGACATCTTTCGTAGTATTCATCAAAATGGTCAGGAACCATTACTTGGTTGATAGTAACTAATACTCCTTCATTTATAAGTTGTAAGCACTTGTCTCCAAACTCTTGCTCTTTGGCAAACTCAGAATGGAAACTAGCAGTGATACTTCTACGTTGTAGTTGGCTAGTTGACTCTATCCATCTAGCCCACCATTTGCTACCTGGCGATAGATTAGTGGTCATATGAATACTTTGATAAGGTGCTGCTGTATCACTACAGTAATGCTCTACGAGCTCTCCAAAGTTTTTGTACGCAGTAGGCTCGCCTCCACTAAAACTAAAATGGAATTCAGTAAAACCATTTTCTCTCGCCTGCCGTTTGATTTCATCTATCGTGTTTTTGTAGACTTCTAGTCCTTGATGATCCGGTTTATCCGTTCTAGCATACGGCCAACAGTAACTACAACTGTAATTACAGAAGCGACCAAGTATCCAACTTACATTGAATAAAGGCTGGTCTAACATAGTTTTCTGTCCAAAACTTACTATGTTTTGAAACGGTATAAGTGTAAAATCATTCATTATAAGCATATTTAACCACAATATAACTTGACAATTGCATTCTAGGCTTATATAATAAAGAACAAATAAGGTTCATTTTATTAT